CTAATCCTGCACCACCAATACCTAATCCTAATAATTGTTGTGTAGCACTTGGTGGAGGTGTTGATTGAACTTGTGTTGCTGCTGGGAATCCACCGATAACTGATGCTAATTGTGGACCTATTAATCCTAATTGTGTGTAATCTGCAAACGCTGCTTCTCTAGCGGCTTCTTGATCTGCTGCTAATTTAGCTTGATCTAATTGTCTCTGACCTGCCCCTATTGCAGTTTGAAATTGTCCTAAACCTTGTCTTGCTTGAAGATCAGCTGCCGCTGCTGCTCTTGCTTGTTGAAATCCTTGTTGTCTTAATTGTGCTTCTTGTGCTGCTCTAGCTATATCAGCTGTTGCTTGATATTCACCTAAAGCTGCTGCTTCTCTACCACCACCAAAAGCTCCAGCTTGTGCTGCTCTTTGTCTTAAAGATGTGATTCCTTTTGCTTGTTCTCTATCCATAGCTGCAAGCGATGTATCAATAACTTCTTGTTGGTATGGGGACATAAATTGTTTGTAAGCATCTGCTCCAACTAAAGTATCTAAACCTGCTGCAGCTGTTGCTGCTTGTTGCTCTAATGCAGAGGAATCTTGTACAAATTGTCTACCTGTATACGTAGTTGTAGGAATAGGATCTTTAAGAAGTTTTAACCCTCTATCTGTAATACCTAAACCAGCTGATTCTACAAATGGTTCACGGAGTTGTCTTGTTATTGTTTCAGCCATTATATTTTTCCTTCTAGTTGATACATCATATCATACATTCTTTTTGCACCTTCATTAACACTTCCACCACCTGCTCCTCTAACAGCATCTGCTGTCATTACAAATTCATTTTTACTTAATCTTGCTGGTACATCATCAGCTCTTTCCTTTGTACCTTCAGGTATAAATCCACCACCTCTCATATCTTTTTCCATTATACCACCATCAGCTGCTCCTAGAATCCCTTGTTTTTTTGGTCTTGGCATATTATCTATAAAAATTTCTTCTTCTGTTTCTATAATCTCATCTTCTGGCTCACCTTTTTTTCTTCTTTTTACTTTACCACCACCAGCCATACCTGCTCTTTCTCTAGCTAAAAATTGTGAAAAAGACATTGGTTGTAGTCCTTGTTCTTCCATTTCAAAAACATATTGCTCATACATTTCTTCTATGTCAGTTTTATATCCTGATGCCATTTGCATAATACCGTCTTTAGATTTTTTAGAATCTCTCATTATTTCTAAAAATTCATCAAACTCCATGTCCATTGGAATTAAACCTCTTTTTCTGTAATCTTGGAACATATCAAACGAGTCAGACATTGCCTCATCATAACCATATGATGCTTGTTCACCATATTCAATTCCTTGATCTTTCATAAAATCTAGAATATTTAAATCATCTGTTTCTTCTTCTATTTCTATTTCACCACCTTTAGCATAGCCTTTTCGTTTTAATGCATCGCCTAATTTAGTAAAGTCCCCTGTTCCTAAAAATTCTATATACAGATCCATTAACTCATCATCACCCGTTGACTCTATAAAGTCTTTGTAACTTTCATAGTTACCACCACTTGCTAAACCTATTCTACCACCTTGTGCAAATTTTAACATTGGTACAGGCTCTACATTACCAAAAGCTCTACCAAAAGCTTTTTCAATTCCTGATGCTGCTGTTTGTAAATCTGTAGGGCTTACTTCATCAGGTAAAATTTCATTTGCTTTATCAACAGCCTCTTCATAAGAATATATTAAATTTCCATCTGCATCTTTTATATTTAAAAGACCTGTAATTATTTCTGCTCTACCTCCTCTATTAAAACCTATTCTACCTCCACTAGCTTTTTTCTCTTTTTTCTTTTTTTGTTTTTTCCTTATTTCTTTTGCAAAATCTTTTAAACTCATTCTAGCTGCAGCTGCTCCCAGTATACCACCTTCAGCATATCCATATCTGTCTAACATATTATTTACATAGTCAGGTTCATAACCTGCGTTTATGTAAATATTATATATGGATGTTCTTCTTTTAGTTTTATCTAACACACCTTGTTTTCTTAATTGTTCGTTGTACTTATCTATTTCATCTTGATTAATTTCTGCTAACTTTGCTGCTTGGTCTACTGATGCTTGTGCACCAAGAATTTTTGCTGTGCTCATATTTAAACCAGGATTATTTAAAGTTGTTTCTAATCCCGTTCCTTTAGAAACTAAAAATTGTGCTAGTTTAGATTCAGGATTTACATTACCTAAAACTCTACCAGCACTGCCCAAACCTTTAGATAATACATCAGGTGCTCCGGCTAATAATGCTGTTCTTAATGGATTACCTTGTTCATCAGTGGCTGCTGAAGTTATTCCAGCTATTAATGCTTTTTGAAAAGCTGGATTCATTGTTGCAAATTGTGTCCCTGCTAAACCTGCTGGCCCAAAGGCAGCAGCAGCGTAAGGTAAAAAAGGTTTTATTTCTTTAGGTATAATCTTCTTTACTACTTTACGAACTGGTCTGAATACTCTTTTAAATGCTTTTCCGAATCCCATAATATGTCTCTAATTAATTTAGTGAAATGCAAGGCTGCCACGCTTGATATATGCAGTATCGTGCATTTTACTTGTTTTTTTACTCGCAGTCAATCTAGAATATATTAGTAGCAGCGCCCAAAGGTACCTCTTCAACAGTCACTTTTACATCTCTTCTGATGTGTCCAGATTCCGTAGAAGTTTCAGGATTTTGCACGTCTGCCAACGCTTCTGCGTCTGACATATATTCTTTACCTGTAACTGTATTGGTTAATGTTACCTCACATTTAGGCGTAATCACTGGCACTCTTTTACCATTGATTGTTTCATACCTAATAGAGGCTTCTGTTTCTATAAACGACATTATTTGTCCTCCCTATTTATTTCTAATATTGATGCAATGACGTCCACCGCTCCACTAGCCGCTTGCACTTTTAATATCTCACTTTCTTCCATAATTAAAGGTTCTGTTAACACTTGTTCTTTTTGGTTAGCAGTTAAATTTATATCATTATCAATTACGAAAGCTGTGCCTGATGAGTTAGTTAAAGTTAGTTTTACAACTGATGTACTGCCAGCGTCTTCTGCTACGTTTATAGATTTAACAATGGCTCTTGAATTAGTGGGTACAGTATACAAAGTTGTAAGTGCTGTACTTGTTAAACTTGTTTTTTCGTTCTTATATATATTTGCCATTACCCTAATCCTAACCAAGTAAATCGTTCTTGGTCTTCTTTTTGTTGTCTTAAAAATGTAGAGTTTAATTGTTCTACTATCGAAGCTAAAGATCTATTAATCTGTCTTTGATTATCTTCACTGTATTCTTTTTTAGGTTCTGGTAATCTTACTACTATTTTTGTCATTATCTTCTTCCATCGGGTTGCAAGTCAGCTTGGAATGTACCAAATCTCCAAGATTCACCTGAACTTGTGTTTTCTATTTTTACGTTAGCGTATCTACCTCTTGCTCTTGTATCTACTTTAGTTGTAGACGATGTAATTGTAAAGGGACTTAAAGTAGTAGCTGTTGCATCTTCTGACGGATAATCAGAAACTGATACTGTTACTTGGTTATTTCCGGTCAATACTTTGAAGTTAGGTAAAAATCTTCTCATAGCTAAAAAGTATTCACCAATACCTTGATCTGTTTGTAAAGCAAAATTGTATGATTGTATAAAAGAAAGTAAAGCGGTTGTAGTACCATCAGGGTTTATCTGATCTGTACCTATTTCATGTTCAAATAAAACACTTTGACCTAATCCAGTTTCACCTATAATTGCAGGAAAAGTTCCTGTGCTAGAACTATTGTAAGCAGTCGCATAAGGTTTTGGATATATTAATGAATCAATCCAAGTTGTTCTGTTAAAATTAGTATTTGTATTTGTGTACCAATTACCCATTTCACCTGGAGGTGCTTTTGCTCCATAATTATAAATAACAGATCTATCATTAAATGTAGCACTAGATGTTGGATACCACCATATAACTTCTGTAAACAAATTATTAATACCAGCACAAACTTGTTGTCCTTTAGTTGTGTTAATATCATCATAAACATAATCTTCTACTGAACACGGTAAAGAGTTAACGGTACCATCAAAAGAAAAGAAACCATTATTGGACATCCAGTATGCAACACCATCTATCTCAACAGCTGCATTCTGTCCTATTAATCCACAGTTTGTACCTACTTGTTCAAATCCAAATGTAAATGGTGCACCTACAAACTTCATTGTATATAAAGCATTATCAGTCCAAACTAGAATATTTTCTTTTGCAACTAACGCACCCATGATCCGCGTTCCGTCTTGAAGTCTTTGCGAACCGGCTGTATTGGTTGCTTGAATAGTATACTCATTAATACTTTCATCTGCAGAGAATCTGACAAACATATCATCTTGAGTCGCTGGTGAACCAATAGTTATTTCAGTTCCGAAATGTATTAAGTGTCTTGTTGTTGGAGATATCAAAGTTGTTCGTGTTGCTGTAGGAGCGTTCGTAGTTTCAAATCCACTTGTTGATGTTGATGCTCTATTACTTGTAGGACTTGCAACACCTGCATCCCAAGTAAAAGTTTTACCATTTAATATTGTAGCAATTAAAACTTCACCAAAAGAATTTAATGACCAAAGACCAGGTTCAAGTGTAACTGTAGATGCTAAAACTGCACTACCATATCCTGTAAAGTTAGTTGCGTCTGTAACAGTTGCACCATCACTATGTGCTTGACCATTTGATGTGCCTGCTGTTGCTGTACCTAAAGCACCTCTTGTTATACCTGTTAACTCATTACCAACTACACCAGTATAAGTTATTAATTCATCACCAACAGCTATTGTACCTGCTGGACTTGGAAAACCTGTTGTTGATGTTAATCTAATTTGTGTTGCTGAACCATTATTACCAGCTGTGTCTGCGCTCAACGCTCCGTCTAAATCATTTTGTAAAGCACCTGTAATGGTACCACCATAGTTTCCAATACCAAAACCATAACCATAAGATTGTGCACTCGGACCTACGGGTTCATAAGGTTTTAAAGTTATACTACCACCTGTCGCAACTGTACCGGTTGCAGCTGATCCCATTGTAATTGTAAAAGTAGTTGGAGTTGGAACAGTAATAATTTGAAACTTCTTATCTTCAAAGTCTGACGCAGAAAAACCTGTACCACCTGGTAAAGTAACACTATCAAATAAAACTATATCTCCTACATTCATTCCATGTGCTGCTGAAGTTGTTATTGTAACTGTTGTTGTAGAGTTTGTTGAAAGTGTTGCACCAGTAATATCAGCTTTCAAAGGTGTAATATCAAAAAGTTGACCTTCAAAATAAATTAATAAAAATTTGTCTGTGCCTAACGCTACGTATCTATTTCCATCTAAATCTACAAATGCAAATTCTTTTCTCACTACACCTACAATAGTGTCGGTAAGAAGTGATTGCCACCCACCTATTTTTTCTGGAAGTCCATATCTAAATCGTGCTAAATCAGAATCGGTCCAACGACCAACGGCACCAACAGAAGTATCCTGTCGATCTATTCCTGGCGCAAATTTAATTTGTTGAAGAGCCATCTGTTAGCTCCTATG